TATTCCAAAAGATAAGATATTAACTATTGTAAATGCTAATCCAGATATGAGTAAGAGTTACAATCATGTAATTGTTACTTATGATAAGTCTGAACCTTTAGCTAAGAAAGAGAAGCCGGCGGCATTCTCCCGGGAAAGATTAAGTGATGAAGATAACGATAGAGTTAATGAAATATTTGATGAACTTGAAGATGATGATTTTATTCCTAAGAAGACTGTACACTAATAGACTCTATTCTCTGTCATCGCTCAACACGCTCAGTATATCAAAAAAGTCTGAGAAAGTCAACCCTGAAATGAGGTTAAATATAATTAATTCTAATAGCTTAAAACATTGACAATTATGATGAAAGGTGATATATTAAGAACATGAGTAAAGCAAAAAAAGAACATTACGTAAATAACAAAGAATTTTTAGAGGCTATGACTGCCTACAAAAACGAAGTAAATAAATCATTAAAAGCCAAGAAAGACAAACCACTAGTAAGTGATTATATTGGTAGTTGTTTTTTGAAGATAGCAAATCACTTATCTTATAGACCTAACTTTATCAATTATACATTTAGAGACGATATGGTTAGTGATGGTATAGAAAACTGTTTACAATACCTAGATAACTTTGATCCTGCTAAATCAAGTAATCCTTTCGCATACTTTACACAAATAATATATTATGCGTTTATTAGAAGGATACAAAAAGAGAAAAAACAAACTACTATAAAACATAAACTTATTATGGATAGTAATTATGATGATGTGGCTCTACAGCCAGGTGATGATGCGGAGTTTAAAAATCAATTTAGAGAGTTCTTACAAAAGAACTTAAAGATGGAAGATACACCTATCAAAAAAGTTGAAAAGAAAGTTAAGAAGACAAGAGCTAGAAAATCTACATCTAAATTATTTAACTAATATGCGAATTGCCCTACTGAACGATACGCACTTCGGTGCAAGAAATGATAGTTCTGCGTTTTTGGATTATTTTATGCGTTTTTACAATGAGATATTTTTTCCATATCTTAAAGAAAATGATATAAAGACACTAGTCCACTTAGGAGATGTTGTTGATAGAAGAAAGTTTATAAACTTTAAAACAGCTCATACATTTAGAGAAGACTTTATGCATAGATTGTATAAAGAAGGTATTGATACTCATATCATACTAGGTAACCACGACACTTATTACAAAAACACAAACGAAGTAAATGCTATTAGAGAACTATGTACAACCTTTGATGGAATAAAAGAACCTTGGATATACGAAAAGGCAACTACTGTAAACTTTGGGGGTACAGATATATGTCTTATACCTTGGATTTGTGATGATAATTACGAACACTCAATTAAAGAAATAGAAAACACAAACGCTGAACTTGCGTTAGGTCATTTAGAAATTAAAGGCTTTGAAATGAATGCTGGTCATATGAACCAACAAGGGTTAGAAAAGGCCATGTTTCATAGATTTGAAAAAGTTATATCTGGTCACTTTCATAAAAAATCTGATGATGGTCAAGTATATTATCTCGGCTCTCAATATGAAATTACTTGGTCGGACTATAATTGTCCAAAAGGTTTTCACATATTAGATACGGAAACAAGAGAACTAACTAGAGTACCTAATCCAATTAGAATACATAAAAAATTAGTTTATAATGATAAAGACGAAGATTATAGTAAGTTAGACTTATCTTTCTATAAAGATTGTTTTGTAAAAGTTTTTGTAACAAAAAAAACAAATGAAGAAATGTTTAACAACCTAATTGATAGATTACATAACACAGTAGATACACACGAAGTTAATATAATAGAAGATTTAAATACAGATATAACAGCATCTGTTAGTGACGAAGTATTACAACAAGGAGAAGATACATTAACGTTTTTAGGTAAGTATGTAGAAAAAATAGATTGTGATTTAGATAAACATAAATTAAAAGAAACATTAAAAGAATTGTATGTTGAGGCAAGTGAAAGATGAGTAAAATAACAAATGTAAAATCTACTCATATGAATTGGGGTCCTTATGTTATGAAAACAAAAGTGCCTGATTATATAATTAAGAAGTTAAAAACTGAAGGTACAAAAGCAAAAGTTAGTTATAATAAAAAATTAGCTGGTCATTTAGATAATCAATATTTATATCCAGAAAAAATACAAAAAGAGTTTTATACTGAGATACACCCTATCATACAAGCATATAGAAATGGTCATTGTAAATATCATGGTATTGAAGAACTAAATATAGATTTACAAGCAGATGATTTATGGGTTAATTATATGCAAGCTGGTGACTTTAATCCTGTACATACACACGGTGCTGATTATTCATTTGTATTATTTTTAGATGTGCCTAAACAATTAAAAAAAGAACAAGATAAATTTGAAGGAACATCAGCAAAACCAGGTTCGTTAATGTTTGAATATACACAACAAGCAAGACCTCGTTGGGCTACCACAGGTTCAGTAATTAAACCAGAAACAGGAGATATGTTTATGTTTCCTGCTTTACTACAACATTGGGTAGTACCCTTTAAATCTAAAGTAACTAGAATAAGTGTATCAGGAAACATAAGAATTATTAATAGAGATAAATTACCAAATGATTATTTTTAAAAAGATTAGATGGAAAAACTTCCTTTCAACAGGTAACACTTTTGTTGAAATAGAATTGAACAAGTCACAAATGACTTTGATGATTGGGGCAAATGGCTCTGGTAAATCAACAATGTTAGATGCATTATGTTTTGCTCTATTCAATAGACCATTTAGACTAATCAAAAAAGAACAGATAGTAAATACAATAAACAATGCTGATACTTTAGTTGAGTTAGATTTTCAAATAGGTACAAAAGCCTTTAAAATTATAAGAGGTATTAAACCAAACATATTTGAGATTTATAGTGATGGTGTCCTTCAAAACCAAGATGCTTCTAGTGTAGATTATCAAAAGATATTAGAAGATCAAATACTAAGGTTAAATTATAGAGCATTTAAACAAATTGCTGTTTTAGGTTCTTCGGCATATCAACCATTTATGCAGATGAGACCAAGACATAGACGAGAGGTTGTTGAAGAAATATTAGATATAAGAGTTTTAACTCATATGGACATACTAACTAGAAATCAACAAACTGAACTAGGTAAACAAATTATTGAAGCTAGACACCAATGTGATCTAATTGGATCTAAGCATGAATTACAAACAAAACATTTCAATGAATTGAAGAATAGAAGTATAGGTGATATTGATATTAAGAAACAAAAGTTACAAGAAAATACAGATGCGGCTGAAACATATGTAAGAAAAGTAGAAAGATTAGAAGAAGAATATAAACATTTAGAAACTAACTTATCTAGTAGACCACAATACGAAACAAAGTTAAAACAGTTAGAAAAACTAGAAACAAAAATAGAGCACAATTTAGAAACTCATAAAACTAATTTAAAGTTTTTTGAAGAAAACGACAACTGCCCAACGTGTACACAAAAGATAGAAGAAACATTTAGAGATGAAAAAGTACAAAAAGAGAAAAGTAAAGTAGTTACATTAAATCAAGGTATGGAAGATTTAGTAAAAGAACTAGCTAAAGTAGAGAATAAAATTACTGAGTTTAATGGTATATCTGAAAAGCTATATGAAAATAAAATCTCAATGTCGAAAGTAGAATCCTCTTTAAAAGAATTAAAGAGATTTACGGATACCTTACATAATGAGATATTATTACTAGAAGGTAAAGATGAAGACGATAAAGATATAGAAAAAAATCTAATTGAATTACAAGAACAACTAGAACAAACAAAACTTGAATTAACAAAAATTACTGAAGAGAAAAAATACCTTGATGTTGCTAGAGAGATATTATCTGATAGAGGTGCTAAGGCTAAGATAATTAAAAAGTATTTACCTATTATGAATACTCTTATCAATCAACACTTACAATCTATGGACTTTTTCGTTTCTTTTCATTTAGATGAAGAATTTAAAGAAGAAGTAAAAAGCAGACATAGAGATACTTTTGACTATAATAACTTTAGTGAGGGTGAAAAAATGAGAATAGATTTGGCATTAGTATTTACTTGGCGTGCTATTGCTAAAATGAAAAACAGTGCCAATACAAATCTTTTAATACTAGATGAAATATTTGACAGTAGTTTAGATGGTCAAGGTACAGATGACTTCTTTAAGATTGTAAATAAGATGGGCAAAGAGAATATCTTTATTATATCACACAAGGGCGATATACTATTTGATAAATTCACTAATATTATTAAATTCGAAAAATCAAATAATTTTACGAGGTTAACAAATGACTAAAGAACTAAAACTAATACCACCAACGGATCCTAGAGTACAATCAGCAATCGCACCATTTAGTGACGATATGTTAAAAGAACAAGACTTCAAAGATAGAAAAGAACTATCAGAATCTATGTTTACCGCAATGAAAAAATACGGTGGAATAGGATTAACTTGTAATCAAGTTGGGTTACCATATAATATGTTCGTATTAGGTGACCACCCGAGTTTAGAAGATGGTATGAAACTATCTTGTTTTAATCCTATGATTATATCAGCAAGTGAAGAAACTGTTGCTATGAAAGAAGGCTGTTTAACTTTCCCCTTTGTATTTCTAACTATTACAAGACCTCGTAAAGTGGTTGTTAAATACCAAGACGAGAATGGTGAGTTAAAAGAAGGTAACCTAGATGGTATGATGAGTAGAATATTTCAACATGAATACGACCATGTAATAGGAAAGAACTTTACAGAATATGCTTCTAAAATGAAACTCGATCTTGCTTATAAGAAAGCAGAAAAACTAATGGATAGAGCTCAGAACTTACGTAAAAAAACTAAAAGAGATGAACGTTACTTACCCTAAGAAAAGTAAAAAGACGTACATACACGTCAACCAGCATATAATACGTGCCAATAAGAAGAATGGTACTAATAACCCGGTTATTACAATTAAACAAGGTAGTAAAAATACATATTGCCATGAAGTAGAAATACTAGGGCCAAGTAAAATGATATATGGAGGCAATGATAAACCTATATTATCTTGTGGTGCTAGAGTAGTTATTGAAACCG